GGCGGCTTCCTTTCCATTAACAAACTTTCGCAGTAATCCCATGACACAGACAGAATCAGAGATTCTGGCGCACGCCCGGCGATGTGCGCCAGCGGAGTCGTGCGGCTTCGTGGTGAGAACGCCGGAAGGGGAAAGATATTTTCCCTGCGTGAATATCTCCGGTGAGCCGGAGGCGTATTTCCGGATGTCGCCGGAGGACTGGCTGCGGGCAGAGATGCAGGGTGAGATTGTGGCGCTGGTCCACAGCCACCCCGGTGGTCTGCCCTGGCTGAGTGAGGCTGACAGGCGGCTGCAGGTGCAGAGCGATTTGCCTTGGTGGCTGGTCTGCCGGGGTGAGATTCATAAATTCCGCTGTGTGCCGCATCTTACCGGGCGGCGCTTTGAGCACGGGGTGACGGACTGTTACACGCTGTTCCGGGATGCTTATCATCTGGCGGGGATTGAGATGCCGGACTTTCATCGTGAGGATGACTGGTGGTGTAACGGCCAGAATCTCTATCTGGATAATCTGGAGGCCACAGGGCTGTATCAGGTGCCGTTGTCAGCGGCGCAGCCGGGCGATGTGCTGCTGTGCTGTTTTGGTTCATCGGTGCCGAATCACGCCGCAATTTACTGCGGCGACGGCGAGCTGCTGCACCATATTCCTGAACAACTGAGCAAACGAGAGAGGTACACCGACAAATGGCAGCGACGCACACACTCCCTCTGGCGTCACCGGGCATGGCACGCATCTGCCTTTACGGGGATTTACAACGATTTGGCCGCCGCATCGACCTTCGTGTAAAAACGGGGGCCGAAGCTATCCGTGCGCTGGCCACACAGATCCCGGCGTTTCGTCAGAAACTGAATGACGGCTGGTATCAGGTGCGCATTGCCGGGCGTGATGCAGGCGAAACCGAATTATCTGCCCGTCTTAATGAGCCGCTGGCAAATGGTGCCGTGATCCACATCGTGCCGCATCTGGCGGGAGCTAAAAGTGGCGGTGTGTTTCAGGTGGTGCTGGGGGCGGCGCTGATTGCGGTGGCATGGTGGAACCCTGTGGGCTGGCTGGGTGCCGCGGCTGTATCGGGCATGTATGCGGCAGGGGCCAGTATGATCCTGGGTGGTGTGGCCCAGATGCTGGCACCGAAAGCCCGGACGTCCACAGCGACCAGCACGGATAACGGTAAGCAGAACACCTATTTCTCATCACTGGATAACATGGTTGCCCAGGGCAATGTTCTGCCTGTTCTGTACGGTGAAATGCGCGTGGGGTCTCGTGTGGTTTCTCAGGAGATCAGCACGGCAGATGAAGGGGACGGTGGTCAGGTTGTGGTGATTGGCCGCTGATGCAAAATATTTCATGTGAAACCGCCTCCGGGCGGTTTTGTCGTTTATGGAGCATGACGAATGGGCAAAGGAAGCAGTAAGGGGCATACCCCGCGCGAAGCGAAGGACAACCTGAAGTCCACGCAACTGCTGAGTGTGATTGATGCCATCAGCGAAGGGCCGATTGACGGTCCGGTGGATGGATTAAAAAGCGTGCTGCTGAACAGTACGCCGGTGCTGGACAGTGAGGGGAATACCAATATCTCCGGTGTCACGGTGGTGTTCCGGGCTGGTGAGCAGGAGCAGACTCCGCCGGAGGGATTTGAATCCTCCGGCTCCGAGACGGTGCTGGGTACGGAAGTGAAATACGACACGCCGATCACCCGGACCATCACGTCGGCAAACATTGACCGACTGCGTTTTACCTTCGGTGTGCAGGCACTGGTGGAAACCACCTCAAAGGGGGACAGGAATCCGTCGGAAGTCCGCCTGCTGGTTCAGATACAACGTAACGGTGGCTGGGTGACGGAAAAAGACATCACCATTAAAGGCAAAACCACCTCACAGTATCTGGCATCGGTGGTGGTGGGTAACCTGCCGCCGCGCCCGTTCAATATCCGGATGCGCAGGATGACGCCGGACAGCACCACAGACCAGCTGCAGAACAAAACGCTCTGGTCGTCATACACCGAAATCATCGATGTGAAACAGTGCTACCCGAACACGGCACTGGTCGGCGTACAGGTGGATTCGGAGCAGTTCGGCAGCCAGCAGGTGAGCCGTAATTATCATCTTCGCGGGCGCATTCTGCAGGTGCCGTCGAACTATAACCCGCAGACGCGACAATACAGCGGTATCTGGGACGGAACGTTAAAACCGGCATACAGCAACAACATGGCCTGGTGTCTGTGGGATATGCTTACCCATCCGCGCTACGGCATGGGGAAACGTCTTGGTGCGGCGGATGTGGATAAATGGGCGCTGTATGTCATCGGCCAGTACTGCGACCAGTCAGTGCCGGACGGCTTTGGCGGCACGGAGCCGCGCATCACCTGTAATGCGTACCTGACCACACAGCGCAAGGCGTGGGATGTGCTCAGTGATTTCTGCTCGGCGATGCGCTGTATGCCGGTATGGAACGGGCAAACGCTGACGTTCGTGCAGGACCGACCGTCGGATAAGGTGTGGACCTATAACCGCAGTAATGTGGTGATGCCGGATGATGGCGCGCCGTTCCGCTACAGCTTCAGCGCCCTGAAGGACCGCCATAATGCCGTTGAGGTGAACTGGATTGACCCGAACAACGGCTGGGAGACGGCAACAGAGCTTGTGGAGGACACGCAGGCCATTGCCCGTTACGGTCGTAACGTCACGAAGATGGATGCCTTTGGCTGTACCAGTCGGGGGCAGGCACACCGCGCCGGGCTGTGGCTGATTAAAACAGAACTGCTGGAAACGCAGACCGTGGACTTCAGCGTGGGTGCTGAAGGGCTTCGCCATGTACCGGGCGATGTCATTGAAATCTGCGATGATGACTATGCCGGTATCAGCACCGGCGGGCGCGTGCTGGCGGTGAACAGCCAGACCCGGACGCTGACGCTCGACCGTGAAATCACGCTGCCATCCTCCGGCACCACGCTGATAAGCCTGGTTGACGGGCAGGGTAATCCGGTGAGCGTGGAGGTTCAGTCCGTCACCGACGGACTTAAGGTGAAAGTGAACCGGGTTCCTGACGGCGTTGCCGAATACAGCGTGTGGGGGCTGAAGTTGCCGACGTTGCGTCAGCGCCTGTTCCGCTGTGTGAGTATCCGTGAGAACGATGACGGCACGTATGCCATCACCGCTGTGCAGCATGTGCCGGAGAAAGAGGCCATCGTGGATAACGGGGCGCACTTTGACGGCGACCAGAGCGGCACGGTGAATGGTGTCACGCCGCCAGCAGTGCAGCACCTGACCGCAGAAGTCACCGCAGACAGCGGGGAATACCAGGTGCTGGCGCGCTGGGACACGCCGAAGGTGGTGAAGGGGGGGAGCTTTATGCTTCGCCTGACCGTGGCAGCGGATGACGGCAGTGAGCGGCTGGTCAGCACGGCCCGGACGACGGAAACCACATACCGCTTCAGGCAGCTGGCGTTGGGGCGTTACACGCTGACAGTCCGGGCGGTAAATGCCCGGGGACAGCAGGGCGATCCGGCGTCGGTATCGTTCCGGATTGCCGCACCGGCAGCGCCGTCACAGATTGAGCTGACGCCGGGCTATTTTCAGATAACCGCCACGCCGCATCTTGCGGTTTATGATCCGACGGTACAGTTTGAATTCTGGTTTTCTGAAACGAAGATTTCAGATGTCTCACAGGTGGACAAATCTGCCCGCTATCTTGGTACGGCACTGTACTGGGTAGCCTCCGGCCAGAATATTAAGCCGGGCCATGATTATTACTTTTATGTTCGCAGTGTGAATACCGTTGGCAAATCGGCATTCGTGGAGGCTGTCGGCCAGCCGGGTAATAATCCTGAAGAGTATCTCAATTTTTTTGAAGGGAAAATAAACAGCACCCTGCTGGGGCAGGAGCTGAATGATCGTATTAATGCCTCTGCATTGCGCAGTGAAGTTGAGCAACTGGAGGATGAGGTCAATCAGCGACTGGAGAGTGATATTGCCGGGGTGACCCAAAAAATCGGGGAAACTGAAAACAGCCTCACGCAGCTGGTTGCTAAAAAAAATGATGAGCAGTCACTGGCCATATCCCAGGTGAGTCAGAAAGTGGACAACGTCAGTAGCGAACTCACGCAAACGGTCAGTCAGAGTAATGAGGAGAATGCACGCCAGATTGCGCAGGTTCGTCAGTATGTGGATGAAAAAAGCAGTGAAATCATCTCGACGACAGACAAAAAACTGGGCGAGCAGGAAGCAACAATCCAGCAGATACAAAAGGTTCAGACAGACACCAGTAATAACCTGAACAGTATGTGGGCCGTGAAACTGCAGCAGATGCAGGATGGTCGCCTTTACATTGCGGGTATCGGTGCCGGTATTGAGAATACCCCTGACGGTATGCAGAGTCAGGTGCTGCTGGCGGCAGACAGGATTGCGTTCATTAATCCGGAGAACGGTAACACCACTCCAGCACTGGTCACGCAGGGGGGACAGACGTTTATCAATGAAGCGCTGATTAAGACCCTTATTGCTCCCACAATTACCAGCGGTGGCAGTCCTCCGGTATTTTCCCTGACATCAGACGGAAAGCTGACTGCTAAAAATGCGGATATCAGTGGCAGTGTGAATGCGAACGCCGGGACGCTCAACAATGTCACGGTAAATGAAAACTGTACGATTAAGGGCATGCTGGAGGCGACCCAAGTCAGAGGGGATTTCGTTAAAGCTGTATCCAAATCATTTCCGAAACAGGCTGGTACGTGGGGTAACACGGAAACACCAAACGGGACGGTTACAGTCACCATCAGCGATGATCATAACTTTGACCGTCAAATCATTATTCCGCCCATTATCTTTAACGGAATAGCGTATAGCTATCCGGGAAGTGGTAATAACCCGGGAGGTACAAGTTACACGGGTTATGGTTTTGAAGTTCGCAAAAACGGTGTATTAATCGCATCCAGAGAAACTAAAGGGGCCATTCCCGGTAGCTACAGTGCGGTTATTGATATGCCGAGTGGCAGGGGGAAGCGTCACTCTGGAGTTTAAGATTTTCCAGAAAGGCAATCAGGGGGCAGGCAATATCACCGACTGTACGGTGATTGTGACCAAAAAAGCCGCTTCCGGCATCAGTATTCGTTGAAATTGTTATAACCCATATAAGGGCACCAGAAATGGCGCCTTTTTTATTGTCAGAAAAGCGAGAGGTAATTATGCGTAAATTATGTGCTGTTATTCTGTCCGCAGTAGTCTGGCTGGTTGCCGCTGGTACGCCAGCGAGCGCAGCAGAGCATCAGTCCACACTAAGCGCCGGGTATCTTCAGACCCATACTGATATGCCAGGCAGCGATGACCTGAAGGGCATTAACGTGAAATACCGTTATGAATTTACGGACACGCTGGGGCTGGTGACGTCATTCAGCTATGCAGGAGACAAGAATCGCCAGCTTACCCGTTACAGCGATACCCGCTGGCATGAAGATTCCGTGCGTAACCGCTGGTTCAGCGTGATGGCGGGGCCGTCTGTACGCGTGAATGAATGGTTCAGCGCGTATGCGATGGCGGGTGTGGCTTACAGCCGTGTGTCGACTTTCTCCGGGGATTATCTTCGCGTAACTGACAACAAGGGGAAAACGCACGATGTGCTGACCGGAAGTGATGACGGTCGCCACAGTAACACGTCTCTGGCGGGGGGGCTGGCGTGCAGTTTAACCCGACCGAATCCGTGGCCATTGATATTGCTTATGAAGGCTCCGGCAGTGGCGACTGGCGCACTGACGGTTTCATCGTGGGTGTCGGTTATAAATTCTGATTAGCCAGGTAACACAGTGTTATGACAGTCCGCCGGTTCAGGCGGGCTTTTTTGTGAGGTGAATATGGCAGTAAAGATTTCAGGTGTACTGAAAGACGGCACAGGAAAACGGCACAGGAAAACCGGTACAGAACTGCACAATCCAGCTGAAAGCAAAACGTAACAGTACCACGGTGGTGGTGAACACGGTGGCCTCAGAAAATCCGGATGAAGCCGGGCGTTACAGCATGGATGTTGAGTATGGCCAGTACAGCGTCACCCTGCTGGTTGAAGGTTTTCCTCCTTCGCATGCCGGGACCATCACAGTGTATGAAGATTCTCAACCGGGGACGCTGAATGATTTTCTCGGTGCCATGTCGGAGGATGACGTCCGGCCGGAGGCAATGCGTCGTTTTGAACTGATGGTGGAAGAAGCGGCGCGTCACGCAGAGGAGGCGAAGAAGAATGCCGGAGAGGCGGAGACATCAGCGAGGAATGCTGGCATATCAGCCAGTCAGGCAGAAGAGAGCGCTGCAAATGCTGACACTTCAGCAGGGGATGCATCGGAGTCAGCCCGGCAGGCGGCAGAAAGTGCAGCCGCTGCAAAGCAGTCAGAGGAGGCGTCCTCGTCCTCGGCTTCTGCGGCCGCTCAAAAAGCCAGTGAGTCATCACAAAGTGCAGCAGATGCTGAATTGTCAAGAAAGACGGCAGAAAGTGCAGCCGGTAATGCAGCCAGGGATGCAACGACCGCAACAGAAAAAGCCCGGGAGTCAGCAGAAAGCGCACAGTCAGCGGAACAAAGCAGGATAGCGGCGGAAGAGGCCGTAAACCGAATCCCCACCGTGGTGGGACCTCCCGGGCCAAAGGGGGAACAGGGGCCCGCGGGTCCTCAGGGGCCGAAGGGTGATAAGGGAGAGCGCGGTGACACCGGCCCAGTCGGGGCAACCGGCGAACGGGGACCGGCAGGTGATGCTGGTCCGGCAGGCCCGCAGGGGCCGAAAGGTGACAGGGGAGAGCGGGGAGAGACCGGTCTGACGGGAAATGCAGGTCCACAGGGTCCAAAGGGAGATACCGGTGCGGCAGGTCCGGCAGGCCCACAGGGACCGAAAGGAGAAACAGGTGCGGCTGGCCCGGTGGGGGCAACCGGACCTCAGGGACCAAAGGGCGACCCGGGGGAGACACAAATCCGTTTTCGTCTGGGGCCGGCGAGCATTATTGAGACAAACAGCAATGGCTGGTTCCCGGGTACAGATGGTGCGCTCATCACCGGACTGACCTTTCTTGACCCCAAAGATGCCACACAGGTTCAGGGGCTGTTTCAGCATTTGCAGGTCAGGTTTGGTGACGG